CCCTTACCCCACGTATTGCTTTATTGTGGTATCATGTTAAAATTTGCGAAAAATCACAGAAGGATTTGGTATGGCTGGCAGGTCATTGCAGAAGAAGCGCTTAGCTGAAATTAAGCAAATGGGTGGCGCTGAATTTTTGCGGGAGTGGATACTTGAGGGAAATTCTATTCGCAGCCTAGCGAAGCAGATGGACATGCATAGCGGCACCCTGCGCAATCTTATTTTGTCTGACGCAGAGCTTACGGCTGCTGTGGATAGCGCCAGAATGCACGCTGCAGATGCGCATTTTGAGGCGACTTTTGAGATGCTTGCAGACATGACAGAGCGCCGCCAGAGAGAGATTTTTGAGGCGCTTGATGAGAATAGCACGCGGGACGCGAGTGAGGCCAACTTGAGCCAAGTTGACTTGGGGTTGGGTAAAATGATTATCGGTCAGCGCAACCTCGCAGCGCAATCGTACAATCAGGAGCGATACGGCGGGAAAAACCAGCAGCAAATCAACATTAATATTGGTGATTTTCATTTAGATGCGCTGCGGAAAGTCAAGGTGATTGACCATGAGTAATCTCGCAGAAAGCACGATGATTGACTTTGTGCAGCGGTATCGCAAGAAGCCTGCTTTATTTGTGCAGGAAGTGCTTGGCGTGGAACCACTGCCGTATCAGGCAGAATTTCTGGAAGCGATTGCGTCTGGCGAACGCAAGATTAGCATTCGGTCTGGTCATGGTACTGGTAAGTCTACAGCAGCATCGTGGGCAATGCTATGGTATTTTTTGATGCATTACCCAAATAAAGTTGTTGTAACTGCGCCAACTTCTAGTCAGCTTTTTGACGCGCTGTTTGCAGAGCTGAAGCGCTGGATAAATGAGCTGCCAGAGGGCTTGCATAGCGTGCTGAATGTAAAGTCTGACCGTGTAGAGCATATGTCTGCGCAGAGTGAGATGTTTATTTCTGCTAGAACGTCACGCGCAGAAACGCCTGAAGCATTGGCTGGTGTTCACTCTGAGCATGTTATGTTGGTTGTGGATGAGGCTTCTGGTGTGCCTGAGCAGGTATTTGAAGCTGCTGCTGGGTCTATGTCGGGCCATAGCGCGACGACTATTATGCTGAGCAACCCTACGCGGTCTAGCGGTACGTTTTTCGAAAGTCAGACGCGCATGGCAGATAGCTGGTGGACACGCCGTTGGTCTTGCGTAGATAGCCCCCTCGTATCCGATGAGTTTGTTGAGGAAATGCGCCTGCGCTACGGCGAGGAAAGCAATGCGTTTCGCATTCGTGTGCTGGGTGAGTTTCCGCTTGCTGACGATGACACGATTATCCCGTATCACCTTGTGGAGAACGCTACGCATCGTGACGTGCAGATTGATGAAGATACAAAGCCTGTCTGGGGTTTGGATGTAGCTCGCTTCGGTACGGACAAGACTGCGCTGTGTAAGCGTCAAGGTCCGATTGTGAGTGAGATCATGGCGTGGCAGGGGCTAGACTTGATGCAGACTGTTGGTCGTGTTGTTGCTGAATATGAAGGATTACCGCCGAGCAGACAGCCGCGTGAGATATTGGTTGATAGTATTGGCGTTGGCTCAGGTGTGGTGGATCGCTTGAATGAGATCGGCCTGCCTGTGCGTGGTATTAACGTGGCTGAAGCGCCAAGTATGGGTGATACTTATTTAAACCTCAGAAGCGAGCTTTGGTTTAAGACGAAAGGTTGGCTTGAGGATCGTTCTTGCAAGCTGCCGAGGAATGAAAAGCTGATCGCAGAGTTGACCAGTATTAGGTACAGCTTTACCAGTTCAGGCAAGATGAAAGCTGAGAGTAAGGATGAGATGCGCAAGCGTGGCCTGACCTCGCCTGACTTGGCTGATGCTTTGTGCTTGACGATGGCTTCTGACGCTGCAACGGCTTTGTCTGGCGCGTTTAATAGCTGGCGGGGCGAAATTAGAAGGAATTTGCGTGGAATAGCGTAATGTGATACGTTTGCAGCAAAAGGAGTTAGCTATGGCGTATGGAAAGAAAATGGGAAGCAAAGCTGGTTTTAAACCATGCAAAGGTTGCCCAACGCCCGCAGCGTGCAAGCGCAAGGGTAAGTGCATGGCTAAGGCTAAGAAGTAATGGCGAAGGGTTTGTATGCCAATATCCACGCTAAACGTAAGCGTATTGCGGCGGGAAGCGGCGAAAAGATGCGCAAGGTTGGAAGTAAAGGTGCGCCGACTGCTAAGGCGTTTAAGAAGGCTGCTAAAACAGCGAAAAAGAAAGTAAAGAAGTAATGTAATGTTTACTGCGTTTGTTCTTTTATGCGCTCAGAATTACTGCTTTGCAGTTGGTGGGCCTGCGTATGTTAGTGAGAACGAATGCATTGCTGATTTTATGCAGAATGGGGTTCCCTCTTTGCAGATGAAATATCCAACGTATACAATCATGCAGGTTAAGTGTTATGAATGGGAAAAACAGGTGAAGTCCTAATGCCGTATTCTAAGTATAGCCCAAAGCAAAAAAAGTTAGCCGCAGTGGCTCCACCGCGCAAGAAAATTACTGGCGCAGACTTGAAGAAGCTGAGCAAAAGCAAAAAAGGTAAGAAAAAATGAACGCAGGACAAGCATTAGGTTTACTAGCAGGTCTTGGCGCATTGAATGCGTTAAGTGGTGGCAGAAATGGCGCAGGCAAGCGCTTTACTGGATTGCTGGATATGATTGATGGTGGCGGTGCTGGTCAGTCGGGTGATAAGTTTGAGGGCGGCGGCTTGCTGTCCATCTTGGGTAATCTATTTGCGAAGCCATATGAGGCGCAGCAGCGCGTAGAAGAGATTGCGGCAAGAACCGCTGATCGCAGCACTTCGCCTAAGCCAGTTTTGCGCCCAAGTCCTCCTGTTTCTGGCTTTGATAGCCAAACTGTTCAAGACATTGCCGCTGCAAATGAGGATGCTTACTTAAAAGAAGCGTTTGGCTTAGTCCCAGAGATACCATCTGTTACGCCTGATGTTTACAATATTGGTTCTGCTGGTGAGTTTGGTGGCGCTATGGCGACTGATAACTTATCTAAGTCTGATGTTTTAAGTGGCGGCCCAGCTCAGCCGATGCCTGCAAGCTCTCAGGATGCGAACTTTAGCGGCGGCGGCTTACTTTCTTCACCTGACTTGCCGATGCGTGAGGGTTTGCCTTTGCCGCGTGACGCTGAGGGTATCTTGGCTCCTGAGCTTCCTGCGTCAGAGCGCAATACAAGGCTTGTCTCATTCAACCGTCGCATGGAAACTGTGCCAGAAATGCTTCGCGGCACTGAGATTGAGAGCATGTACCGCGATTACGTGTTAAATGGTGGTTTAGGCACTTTTGATCAATTTACAAACCAAAGTATGGCGACAGAAGACCCCGCAGTTGCGCGATCACCTACACCGCTTGCAATGGCAACCCCAAGTGCGATAATTCCACCCACTGTTCCAGTTGCGCCAGCAGCACCTCAGCCTCAACCAGTAAGTGTCAGCGATCTTCCATATGCAGACCAAGTAGTTGCAGCGCGTCAAGCTGTAATGAGAGGGACAATCACTCCAGACATGCTAGAAAATATATTTGGCGTAGACTTTGCGCGTGAGGTTATAAGTGGCATTCAAACAATGGGTGGCAGAACTTCTGTTCCAAATATTCCTCTAGGGCCGTTAAGCATTCAAAGGTTGCATCGAACAATGCCAATAACAAGGTTTAACTAATGCCTAAAGACCCCCGCCTCGCCCGCGCTGGAGTATCGGGTTATAATAAGCCCAAGCGCACTCCAAGCCACGCTACTAAGTCACACGTAGTTGTGGCTAAAGAAGGCGATAAGGTAAAGACCATTCGCTTTGGTCAGCAGGGTAAGACGGGCGATAAAACCATGACAAAACGCGCTAAGTCGTTTAAAGCGCGTCATGCAAAAAACATAGCCAAGGGCAAGATGTCTGCGGCGTATTGGGCCAACAAAGTGAAGTGGTAGACCACATAGTAATATATATGCTATAAATAGCCAATCTTTAGGAGATCAACATGGCAATTACAACTTACGCAGAACTACAGACTGCAATCGGAGATTGGCTAAACCGTGCTGATCTTGACCAAAAAATCCCAGACTTTATTCGTTTAGCAGAAAGCACATTGAATGATGTTCTGCGTTCTGCGGATATGGTTACACAATCAACTGCTGTAACAATTACATCTGGTCGCGCAACGCTTCCAGCGGATGCACTTGAGATCGTATATGCACAGGTTGCATCATCAGACGATGAGCCGCTAGAGCAGGTCACGCCACAACAGCTTACAATGCTACGCCGCACACGTACACGCGATGCAGCAAACCCACGCTTCTTTGCGATCATTGGGCGCGACATTGTTGTAACGCCTACGCCAACGTCTGGATCGCTAGACCTTGATTACTACCAACGCATTCCAGCATTGACAGATAGTAACACGACAAACTGGCTTCTTGATGACGCACCTCACATGTACCTGTACACGTCTTTGCTTCACGCGACACCGTTCTTGATGGATGACGCGCGTTACGCAGTGTTTAACAGCACAGTTTCGCAGCAAGTTATGGCGGCTGTGAAGTCAAACACAACGCTATCGCTGGATGACATGAAAGCTGGTGGCTTCTCACTATCAGCGCCGTCTGACATTGCGGCACAACAGCAATCGGCTTTGGCAGCGGTAAGCAACACAGCAAACAACATGTAAGGTGAGCCATGCCGTCAACGTATGCAGAACTTAAAGAGGAAGTGGTAAACTTCCTCAACAACATGGCGGCAGAGCAGACGGTTGATACATTTATTGACTTGACCGAAGCTGACATGTCTCGCCGCCTACGCCACTGGCGTATGGAAAAGCGCAGCACGGCTATCCTTGACACGCAATACAGCGCACTGCCGAGTGACTTTTACGAGCCTATTCGCCTGAGCATTACGAGCGGCGACACATATCGTTTAGAGTTGGCTGGTCAGGCTGACATGATGGAGCGCCGAGAGCGCGGGTCTGACGTTGCGGGCCGTCCAAAGTATTATGCGATTACGGATGGCTCTATTGAGGTATATCCAACGCCAAACGATGATTACACTTTGGAGATGGTTTACTACTCCAAGATTATTCCGTTGGATAGCTCTAACACAAGCAACTGGGTGCTGACGTATTATCCTGATGCTTATTTGTATGGCGCGTTATTGCATAGCGCACCGTTCTTGGGTGAGGATGCTCGCCTGCAAACTTGGTCTGCGTTGTACGAAAAGGCGATAAATGATATTAATGCAGACAGTGAAAAGGCGAAATTTGGCGGTTCAGGTCATCGCATGAAAATTAGGAGTTACTAATGGCAACTTTATCAGATCGCGTATACGACAACGGCTTGACCGTTTTAGATACAGAAGCAAACCGCGTTGATATTTGCAGCGCAGAGCCAACAACTTACACAGCGGCAACATCTACAAACAGTCTGGGTAATACGACAAGCATTTCGATCTCAGCGCCTACTGATGGCGATACATCTGGTCGCAAGGTTACGCTAAGTGCAATCTCTGGCGCGTCTGTCACTGGCACAGGCACAGCGACACACTTTGCAATTACCGACACAAGCAACTCTCGCCTGTTGGCAACTGGCTCTCTGTCGGCTTCGCAATCTGTTACATCAGGCAATACGTTTAGCCTGACAGCGGTAGATATTGAAATCCCTGATCCTGCATAAGGGGCTAACACATGGTCACTCTTGTAAATAGGGCAAAGATGTCCACCAGTACGACAGGTACTGGAACAATCACGCTTGGTAGTGCCGAGACTGGTTATCAATCATTTGCCGACGCGGGAGTGGCTGACGGTGACGTAGTTCGCTATGTCATTGAGGATGGTAACGACTGGGAGATCGGCTCAGGCACCTACACAGCCTCTGGGACAACCCTTACACGCACGGTAGACGAAAGCAGCAACTCTGACGCTGCGTTGAACTTAACTGGCTCTGCGGTGGTGTTTATCACGGCTGCGGCTGGGGATGTGTTTCAGGGTGAGCTGTTTGCTGAAAACTACGACGGCACATCTACGTTGCCGAGTGCTACTGGCACGAATGCTGTTGCATTAAATGTACAGGCAGAGGCAACGGGATCATATGCAACGGCACTTGGTTATGACGCTGTAGCTTCTGGTAGCTTTTCAACTGCAACTGGGCAAAGCTCAAGTGCAGGTGCCTCAAGGTCTGTTGCTTTAGGTTTTCAGGCAACAACTGTAACAGGTGGTAATGCGGCTGCAATTGGTAAATCATACGCCTCTGGCACCGACAGCCTTGCAGCAGCTATAGCTAACAACACCTCAAGCTACGGTGCTACTGGTGCTAATAGTGTTGCGATGGGGTATCAGGCAAAGGCAACTGCTAGCGGTGCAATGGCTTTTGGTGACAGAAATATAGCCAGCGGCGCCGATGCAGTCGTATTTGGTGAAATCAATACTGGCTCAGGGCAATTTAGTTTT